ATCGAGTATCATTAAATAATGCTTTCCATTTATTGTTTAGGAGAATCATCCTTGAATTTTACCAAATCACTTAGGTTAAAATCTTTTACTTCGTGCGTATTATTACTTTCAACGTGCGTCATTGCCAACTGCTTTAATTCATCTGGCGAAGCAATCAGCTTCATTAATCCCATCTGTAACGTTGGATTCTCTGACTTATACCACTTTGAACGCATAGAAACCTTGATTTCGGTTTTTACTTTTGTCAACGCATCTTTTATGGTGTCTAATTTTTCCAATTCAAGATTGTAAAACGTTGCTCTTGAGCATGGAAGGTATGCGATGACATCATCAATAAAGAATAGTTTATTCTTTTCGATTGCCTCCAATGCTTTCTTTTCTAATTCCTTTGGATTATATGCCATACGGTTGTCCGTTTCTTTTAATTACTAATGTTGAATCTAATTTTCGCATTCGGTCAACAATTACTTGACAATACTTTGGGTCAAGTTCCATTCCGTAGCATTTCTGTTCAAGTTGATGCGATGCTAACATCGTAGTTCCAGAACCTAAGAATAAATCTAAAATTAAATTTGACTTTTTAGCTATTTCATTTATAATTTGAACTATTAAAGTTATTGGCTTTGGTGTTGGATGATTTCCTTGTTCTTTCCTATTATTTTCTCCACCAACATTGTTTACTGAAAAAACTTTTTGCTCGTGTCTTGTTTTATCATTATGATAACAATACATAGTTTCAAAATGACCTGCTTGCCAACCATTTGTTTTGTGCCATATATGTTTTGATGTTACTTGTTCTAAAAATGGCGGAAACTCTAAATTATCCCAAAACCATATCATTAAATTATCACAAAATAATCTTGAATTATCAAATGCACCATCTATATTTTTTATCATATCGTGCATTATTTCGCTATTATTTGGGAATGGCGGGTCGGTAAATACCATGTCTGCCTTTTTACCATCCATCAACTTAGCAACTGCATCGCTATCCGTTGAATCTCCACAAAGCAATCTATGCTCCCCAATCTCAAATAAATCTCCCAACACAATATCCGTTTCAATCGTATCAGGTACATCGTAATTATCTTCCTCTGCCGTTCCTTCGTCCTTAATATCAAACACTGGTAAATCTAATCCCCAAGCCTCAAGTTCATCTGCATCCCATTCATTGGCAATCATATCCCAATCCCATTCGCCTCCGCTTGTATTATCCTTAATCAAAAACTCTCTTTGCTTGTCCTCTGATAAATCCGTAACAATAACCGGTATCTCTTTAATGCCAGCTTCTTTACAAGCTCTATACCGCATATTCCCACCCAAGATAATCATGTCCTTATTGACAACAATCGGACGAATGTCCAACATCTCAGGGAAATCTTTAATTGACTGAACTAACTTCTTAAATTTATCATCCTTGATTAATCGAGGATTATTAGGATTTAGTTTAATATCGGTAATCTTTTTTAATTCCATAGGTTAATTAATTTTATAAACTTCTTCGTGAACTAATTTCCAATAAATCTCGTCATCAATCTTTAGCTTTAGCCTTGAGATAATGGTAACAATGTATAAGGTACATTCCTTTGCGAATAATTTGTTTCCACAAAAATAAACGCAGTTGTTAAAAATATACCTTGCCATTTCATCTGGCTTCTTATTGTCCATTTTCTTTGTATTCAATGTAAACTTTTCGGATTTGACTAATGTAATCTCTCCAGCATGAATCGCAACTTGTCTGTTCCAAGCGGATATTAAATACATTATAATAAACCTCCGTTAGTCTTCTTTGATCCATGATGCTAACCGAATGACGATCCATACTAAACCATCCTTGAAGATACTCGTAATCTTCCTCAGTCAAGCAATTAATTTTTTTATAAGGAAACAATTGATTCAGCTTTTCCTTTCTTGCATCGCATCCACAATCCCAACCGATTGCTTGTGCTAACTTTTCAACACCAGCTTTGATTCCAGTTGCTTCTGTGAATTGCTCAATGGTGTCCCCTAATCCTTGTGGTTTTCTTTTTGCCATGTTATTAATTTTTTCTTGCAGTTCTTGATCGTATTGTAAATGCTTGTAAAACTTATGCCTGATTCTCTTGACATCTTCCGCATACTAACTCCCTTATTTACATAAACCATAAATAGCATTCTTTCGTAATCTTCCCACGTTTGAATGTAGTCTATAAATGGTTGAGCAAGTTCTAAAATGATGTCATCTTCTTGTGAATCGAATAAAAGGTGTTCAATGTCTTTTGTGATTTCTACCTTAATGACCTTCTTATTGTGAAGGTTCATCGTTAATGACCTTAGCGTGAAATAAAAATAAGCGAAATTAGCATCCTTATTTGAATTGATAATTTTAATGTAAGCCTCTTGAACGATGTCCTCAGCGTAGGCAATTTCTCCGAAGCGTTTGACTACCGCTATCCAATGCTTATGCTTATCTATCAAATGGTCAATGCTTACCATCATTCTTTTCGTTGTGAATAGATTGCGAAAATCATTAATAAGATAAATGCTAATTCCAAGCCACCGATAATGATTCCCTCAAATACTAAATCATCCATGAAATTTATCTATTTCTCTGTTCAAATACCAGCAAGCTTTTTCAAGGTCAACCTTTTTGTTTCCCTTTTTATCAGAACGCAGAATATACTTGATGACATTACCTAAGTTAAAATTTAAGTTAAACGCATCAATTACCTCAATGGCTTCAATTCCATTCGAGTTATAATGATCGGGATTGCATACTTGCTCTTTCATTATTACAAAGTTTAGTAGTCAGGACAGGATTCGAACCTGTAATCTCTAAGGATTTGCTGTTCTTATGGGAAGCAAGCGTCTACCATCGGCAAGGGACACCCCTACCCTTCCGCCACCTGACTATACAAATGTATAAAAATTAATTAAATTCCAAATCTAATTCGTATTTATTTAATAAGCTATTCAATTCAGTATTAAGACTTTGCGCCTTCTCTTCCTCTAATTTTGTCATCTTAATGCCTAACTTAAAAAACTCAAGCATATTCTTTCCAGCACTAAAATAGTCATCGCTTACGGTTGTATCTGGATTGTTCTTGTAAAGTTGTTGCTCAATCTTTAGCAGTTCATCCAAAACCATGTTTGATTTGTTCTTTAATGATTGCTTGTTAAATATCGATTGCCTAAAATCGCCTTCGATGTGATCAATTAATGAGTTTAATAAACCCAAGTAAATCATCACTGTTAATTCTTCATCTAATTTCATAGCTTTTTAAAATGATTTTGCTTTCTTTTTTAAAATATTTTCAACTGACAAATAAAAATTTGCCTCAAAACTCGTCCAATTATGTGTTCGTTGAATTTCCCAAGCAACTTTAGCCGCATAAATACAAGCTCTTGCTTTTTCATAATCATTATTAGCATCCATCAAAAACCATTCAGCTAATTCTTCAGCTCTTTTTTCTGGAGTAATATTTATTGGTTTATTTTCTTGCTCTATCATCTAATTTCATTTAAATAGTCTTTTATACGTTTGGTTCTGCAAAATGCTGCGTAACTATAATTACCTCTGTCTTCTAATATCTGATTCCGATTCAACTTTAATGAATAATGCAGATCGTGAATCGTTTCGCCTTTCATCTTAACTTCCTTTGTCGGTTTGGTCAGTTGCTCATCTATCCAATAGATAGCGTGCAAGTAATTAGTCTTAATACCCATAAGTAAATTCTCTTATGCCACCTTTATCCCAGCAAGGATTGCCAGTAGTCCATCCCGTTTGTCGCATGATGTTCTCATCCCACTTGACATACGTTCCATCGTTGCAGTAGCATCCAGTCTTTTTCTTTTCAATTGGCTCAATGTCCATTTCCTCGCATGACATTAATCCCAAACATAAAACTAAAATTCGTTTCATAAACTTAAATATTTATTAATGGCTTTAACTGATTCCTCTAATGTCTTTACTTCTTCAATCTTAAATTCAAATCCTTTCCAGTTGTTAATTGGTAACTCATAGAATTTTAAAATCAAATAATGATAGCCTCCGCTTGCTCTGAGGATCATGTAATTTTCCGTATCCTGATATTTCATAAACGGAATGTTATTATCGGTCAGGTGTTTTTTAACCTTTGCGATTTGGCTTATAATGTTTCTCATATTTTCTTAAAATAAGGTATCCTAAATTTGTTTGTCGTAATCTCAATGTCTTTTTACAATCGTCGCAAATAACGTTTAACTCTACTAAGTTCGTTGTCATGTTCCAAAGGTAATGGATGACTTCAGCCTTTTGTTCTTTCAAACAAAACGGACAATTTAATTCGTCATTTCTTATCCACTTGTGGCCCATTACTTTTTAAATCCGTAGTAAGTGCATCCGTAAACTTGCCAAGTTGAATCAAAATTATCCTCAAATATCTCGATTGTATCTTTTGCAATATAAGCCACTTTATTTGGCTTCTTAGCGTAATCCATTGCGACTAACAAATAAATCAATCCTAAGCAATATATGGTCGTTAAAATCTTCTTCATGATCGAACTTTTATAAGGTTTATTAATTCATTTGCGCTTACCTTCTGGACATACTTCTTTAAAAAATTAATATCATCAGGTTTTACATAGAATTTAATTTTATATTCCAATGCATAATATATTTCTGATGTTTCGGAATTCAATCCATCAACTTGAATGTAAAAATTGGTATTTTCAATTTTCATTCTCTTTTTCTTTATCATCTTATTTTCTTATAGGTTTCTAAACATTTAATTAAATCGTCTAAACTTCTGACAAGTTCATAGCAATATCCTGAATCAAAAGCCAACTTCTCAAAATCCTTTTGTGATTCTTGTTGCCTTCCAGTGCTGGTCTTTACCTCGATAAATAATCCGTTAAATATCTTATTTGGAATCATTAAAAATAAATCAGCCACTCCAGTTTTAACTCCTTCGGCTTTTAGCTTCTTGGCAACAATTATGTTCCTCATTCCGCCATTCGGGACGGCAAAATAAGGTACTTTGATTAAATCAAGGTATTGGCAGATTGCCACTTGGATTGCGTGTTCTTGAGATTTCATTGATTGAATAAGTTATAAATGATTGCTGAAATCATTATTGTTCCCGATATTACTAAAATTATCAGTAATTCCCAAAAACTTTTTTTAGGATTTTTAAACTCCGTAGGTCTTGTCATAGTATGTGTCGGCTAATTCTTCTGTCATATAATGTCCTGATTTCCAGCATCCTTCTCTAAACGCTTGCTTTATAACTGCCTCCTCGTCATCAAGAAGAATAGTTAATTTGTCTTTGAATAGTTGGTAAACCATTCTGCGATTGACCTCGATGTGATCAATTCGTAAAACATCATCGATCTCGTCGATTAACTTTTGAATTGTTGTTTTGCTTTTCATTTTATTATTGGTTTAAAATATAATTGCCCCATTGATTTGCCATTGCATCTGCAATACCGGCAAACGTTTTACTTCTTATTTTACTTCGTTCTTCTTTTGTTTTTGCTTGAGTTAGTGCATCATAATACCATTTTGCTTGACTTTTTTCTTTTCCTGTTTTTTTATCTACCCAATAAATAAATTCTCCTTTGTCTTTTGTTGCAGTAACTTCTTGGCTAAATAAATCGGGTTCTAACTGATAAGTTAATTTAGGTAAATTTTTTAACCATAAGCAAGTAGTTTTTTGAAATGGATCACCAAAATAATATGGTTGAATGATTTGATCTGGCTTTCTAAATTCGCTGCTCATAATTCCAATAGGATTTTCAACTGCAATATGGTTTATTGGTGCATTAATTATTGCCATAAAAAAATCAATACCTTGTTGTTGCCTTCCATCTAAACGTTTTTCTTCAAAATATCTTGCTCCGCTAACTGTCAAATGTGTACATGGAGGAAAGGCTATCATCATATCCCAACCTAATCCAATTACTTCAAATATATCTTTTTGATAATGCCATTCTGGATGTCCTCCGCTTTCTTCTTAAATATCGCAACTAAATGCTTCTATTCCCAATTTTCTTAAACGAATAGTTACGGCTTGACTTTCTTCGCAAGCAACTAAAACTCTTTTCATTCTGTTATTGGTTTAATTTTTCCTTCTGAATCTAATCTACATTCAAAATCTACTAATTGATTGATAAATTTAATATATCCTTTAGTCTTGCAAATAAGTTTTAATTCTTCTTTGTCTTGAATGTTTGCATATTTATTCCAAATCTCAAGCCGTTCTTCAGTTGTAAGACATTGAATTTCAAACTTGTTAAGATAGTCCCATAAAACTGATAATCCTCCAGCGATGAACGTAAATTGCTTTCCTTCTTTGTTTGCTTTATCTAACTGGTCTGCATAAAAGTTAGCCGTTTCAATTGCTTGCTTTTTTAACTCTTGATCACTTGGAACTTCTTTCATAGGTTCTATTTCTTTAGGTAATCCTTTTACTTCATTTCTTGAATAATCAATGTATGCTTTCATAATCCGTGCAAAGTATTCGCAACTGAAATTCTCGTAGCATTTAACATCGGTTTCAAACTTGCCAGCAATTGCATATTCAAAAGCTAATCGGATTTCTTCTGGAGTTTGATTTCCAAAGTTTACTCTGATAAAATTAAGTAAGACAAATTTTTCTTCATCTGTCGGCATATTTGCACCTCGTAAACCAACCAAGACCATCGCATAACGAATCGCTTCTTTAATGTCATCCTCTGACCTTTGTCTAATTGTTAGCGTGCTTTGTGCTTGAACTATTGGCAATAAGCTACCACTTGCGTAAGGCTTCCATTCTTGCCGCACTGGTGCCAAGTTTTGGTTCGTTTCCATTGTTGTTGAATTTAGATTTGTTTTGCATCCAAGTGCTTATTCTTCTGCTAATATTAAAAAACTTTTGAGATTTCCATCTTGATTTCCCTTTTTCATCAGTTTCTTCCCAATAAGAAATAAAATTTTGAAATTCATCACCAAGCAAGTTTTCAAATTCTAAAACTCTTTCGTAAAAAGTTTGTGATGGTTTACTTACTACTCTTTCTTTCTTAATAGTATAGTTATTATCTTCTTGTTTACTGAAATCTATATTACTAATGTTTGATGGATTTCCTATATTAGGATTTTCCTGCATAGGATTTCCTGCATATAGGTTTTCCTCGTTAGGAATTTCATATAGTAGGTAATCAACTATCCAAAATCCTTTATTATTCTGATATCTTTTGCGGACTAAATAACCAAAATTTTCCAATTCTTTTAGTGCTGAAACCACACTTGGCAAGCCTTCCTTGACTTGTTTAGCTATACGTTCTGCTGAAAACTCCCAGTTGTCTGGCTTTGATTGAATGTAAGCGTAAAGACCTTTAGCTTTAAATGAAATGTCCACGCTATTCAATAGGTCGTTAGGTATTGTTCCATACCTATTCTTGATGATCAATTTACCCATTTCTTTAAATAGAAAAAGCCAGCTGCGTGAGAGAACAACTGGCTTTGGTTTTTTAACCCCTTAAATCACCGTAAGACTCTCACCCCTTACGCTGATTATGTATTCAAATATAGAACTAATTTTTGACTTTGCAAACTCTTGTCTGAAAATATCCAGCCCAATGTGGATATTCTTCTTTAAATAATCTTGCATAATCCGATGTATAACTGTTATTAAGTTTGTAGCCATCGTTACCGCTTATCATTGTTTGAAACCGAATATACTCAAATATTTGCTTTGCCCCGATACGCTTGTAATTTCTACTAATTAGCATCTTAGCTAAACTCTTGAACTCGTTGTAAATTTTTGGGTTCTCTTCGTGATACTTTTGAAAGTTTTTCATCTTTTATCAATTTAAGTTTTCGATAATTGTTTTGTAATTCTCTTGACAAGTGTGCTTGCCATTCGTTAAACGTTAACTCTTTCATTCTGCATTGCATTTAAAACGTTCTTAATTTCTTCCATAACTTCTGGATAATTAATCTTTCCGTAGGCTACCGATTGAACCAGTGGAGTATTCCAAGATCGTGCGGAGAATGGAAGGATTCCTTTGTTATTTAAGTTTTCAGCTACCTGAGCATAAACTGACATCTTTCTTATTTTCATAACTTTTGTATTTCTTGTTTTACTTCTTGCCAATAACTTATTTCATTATGCGGAACATCTGTTATGTGCCAATCAATTTCTTCCAGTATTTCATTTACCAAAATTAAGGCACAATTCTTAGAAGCTTCAAATGGAATAATTGCATCGACATAAAACTTTTTAACTAATGAGATAGCTTTTGTTTTAGCTAAATTAGAAAGGTAAGTCGTTTCCATTTGCTTTAGGATTTGATTGTGAAACTGATTGATTTGTAGGCTTCCAAGTATCTAATTCGATGTAATAGTTTCCCATCTTACCTTGAACGACATTTAGATTAACCCAGTCGTTAGATTGATTCTGTGTTAGGAATGGCATTGCATCCTCTAACTTGATTGATAGCTTACCTACCACCCACTCCGGTGCGTTCTCTGAACGTTTGAAATTAAATCCTTTTGCGAATACTTTGTCTTTCTTTTCCATTATTTTGTGAGTTGCTTTTTACGATTTGTGAATAATTCTTTGATAATTGGCAATACTTGATATTGATCTTCGATGTCATCCCATATCTCTTTTAAGGTATCCATTGTTTGACATTCGTCAAGTAATCTTTTTACCTCGCCTAATTCTGAAGCTGAGATTGAAACGCTTGGCTTTGCTTGTTCTTTTCCGTGAGTATTTGTAGCATCCGAATCCTTTGTATCATCCAGTGCAAACAAACCATTTAAAGCGTACTTTCGTGCGTAACTTGAGGAAGCACCGGTGACCTGACTGCCGTCCATTCCTTTTTTGCTTTCTTCTTCTCTTGCATATCCATCCGTTGACCACGTTTCCTTTCCGTTTGAAAGCGTTGCAGTGGCTTTGATATAATATCTATCGCCTACGTTAATTATCATGTCAGAAATCGTAATAGAATAACCCAATGGATTAACTACTTGTTTGACCGATTCGAGGATGTCTTCGGCTGATCGATAGTGATACTTTCCGAATGAGTTAAATTGACCTTTAGGTGCTTTGACCTTTGCTTGAATAATTGCTAATTGATTTTCCATCTTAATTTGATTTATATTGAACTGGGTTTTCTACTAAATAATCTTTTTTGAAATCGTCATAATCAATGACCTTAGTTCCGTAAAACGATTCGTTACGAATCCACTTATCAAACTCCTCTTCAGTCTTAAATCCGTGAACTTCAGACCAATAATTGCGACCATCGAATAAGCTTAATTTTAAAACGCAAGGATAATGTTGCTTTATCATAATGTTGTATAAGTTAAAAATTCTGAATTCTCTGATTGCTCTTCTTGCTTGATGTAACGATTTGCTTCTCTGATGTCTGCAAATGTTTTGGTAACATAATACGTTCCAGTAATGTGATACCTAAATTTCATCCTCCAAGTCATCATGATAAGATTATAGCTGCGAATACGATGAACCCGATAAAACCCATTGCTAAGATGCCGATGGCTAAAGGTATGCACTCAGGATCTTGCTTGTGCATTTCTGTGATGTAATTGATTAAGTTTTTCATTTTGATAAGGTTTAAAATTAGTTAGCTGAAATAATTATTTTATCATGCAATCCAAAAAATGAATTTTGAATTAATTGAATAGCTTCTTGAAATGTTTTGCAAGTAAGTTGATATTCATTTTGGTCTTGAACTCCGTCAGGGAATACGGTAATAACTATTTTACCATTTTTTTCCAATTGATTGAATGAGTTAGAAATTAAATTTTTCATTTTTGATAAGGTTTATTCGATTGCTTCGTTGCTTTCGATAGGTCAAATATAACACTTTTTCTGAAATAAAAATAATTTTAAACTTTTTTTTAATTTATTTTCATAAACAAAAATCCCCACCAGTAAGACTAGCAGGGATTCAATGGAAATCTAAACCTATTCAACTTTTTACGAAAAACTTTACAATTATACTAAAAAATGTGCGTAATCCTAGCAATCTGTCCATGTTCTTTTGAATGCAAGAATCCTTCAATGGCTTTAGGTGCGTGGGCATACCCGTTTCTGTGGTGCCATGAATCTGCCCCTGATGGACTGCGGAGGCTTTCAACCGTAACCCCTATAAAATCCTTACTTGTCTTATGATGAACGTGATGAGTATAAACATACCGATGCTTAGTTTCGCCCCAGTGTTGTTTTGCTTCCTCTGCCATTAGCAAGCCAAGATCGTTTACTCTTGCCCCATCGCCGTGCGTTGTACCGATAAGATTATTATGATACCGGTAATACTTACGATGATTAATTGAGCAATCAAATGTGATTGATTCATCTAACCTAAACCAGCTTTGTATCGCATCAGCCAAGAAGAATCCGTTAGTGTAATCGTGATTGCTTGGATTGTAAGTGATGTGAACCTTAGCAATTAAGCGAAGCATTTCAATCACTTCGACATACAACTGCTTAGCCATTAAAAAATTCTGATACCACATACCATCTGTGTCTTGTGGAGTTCCGCTCGTTGTTGTCCGCTTTGGTGTATCGATATGAAGAATATCGTTACCAATAACTAAAACAATCTGATCTATATTAAATCCTTTGACCTTATTTAAAATTCCTTCGACTCCTTCATGTACTCTTTGAACTGCAATGTTGGAATTATAATCTTCGCCAACCTCAAACGCCAGTGCAAGTTTACCGATGTGAATGTCTGCCGGATCGATAACAAGCAAATGACCATCCGTATTCTCCGTGTAAGCGACTTTCTCGTACTTAGGCGAATGTTCATTCATCGCCTCAATTATCGCATCCCTTAGCTCGTTGTAAGTTTTCTCTGTATTGGTTAATTTAACTGCGACCGAATACTCTTTTGTCTTATCCCAGTACAAAGTTACATCGTTGACATCGATGCCACGTTCTTCGCAATGGTTAGCAAGTCCAGAATGTTCTTGTTTTATTTTAGCTTGGTTCTCATATCTTGGCCATGCCTTTCTTAGCGTTTCAGAATTATAAGAATACTTCTTTCCAATAATCCGTGTAGCATCATGCTTACTCTTTGCATTTCCGCTATTGAATAACTCAACAGCTTCGATGACCATTTGCTTAAATCCGGACATTATTTGAATGGGTTTATAAACCGGAAATAAATGTATCCGATTATGATCAATGACTCAAAGAAAATAGTAACTATTGCCCAAGTTGGTACAACATTCTTTACTACTTCTTTCTCAAATAATTTAACTTCTTGATTGTACTTAGACTTATATTTTGAATCGTAAACATTTGCCACGCTATCTAAGTCGATTGTGGCTTTGATATTTCCATTCTCTGACCTTATAATAACCTTGCCTTGTGGAATGGTTATCTTAGAGTAAAATCGTGTCAGAAATCCAAGAGAATCACAAGGGTTCTCAATGGTTAATGTATCATGAATGGCTTTGAACTTTTCAACTGTTCTTATATTGTGAACAGTATCAACCCGAATCTTTTCAACCACGCTTGTAGATTGTGTGGATTTACAACTTGCGAAGATAAGCGACGCAAAAATAAGGAGTTTAATACTTCTCATATGTTGTTTTGCCTCCATGCTTGATGGCTCTTAAGATTTGATTCCGATTCTTGTTGCCACTAACGTATGAAACATGAACCCAATCAGGATTTTGTGATGTGCCAAACTCCCAGATCATTTGGTCAAAAGTCAAATTGCTTTTAATAAAGTCAAATATCATTCGGTTCGTAACCACATTAGCAGACAAATCATGGTCAATGTCCACCGCTTCGCCAGATGTATGTTGACTATTCTTAGCACCACCGATAGCCGTATTTAAAGCCTTGCTTCTAAATCCTGACGATATTAGTATAGGTATCTGAAAATGCTTACGGATTGGCTCTAAAACATTAATGCAAAGCTCACGAAGATTATCGGTCTGCTCTGCATTTGGTAAGTTATTGATGCCGTTTCTTTTAGCGTAATCGCTTCGAGTAAACTCGTTTAAATCAAAATGCTCACTTAGTTTCATCTGTCTTATTGTTAGAAAACTTAGACAATGTAATTGAAGCTGACGAATATCCAAGCACCGCAATCATTATATTTTGCACTCCGCTATCTTTATGGTCATAAATATAAATGCCAAAAACGATAAGCGAGCCGATGATGAAGATTAAACGACCGCTTGAATATTCCCCATTTGCCTGAAAAAATTCCTTAATGCTATTTGTTAGCTTCGGCATCCTTATTGAGCTTTACAATCTGCTTGTAATAGTAAACCATTGCAAACGTACACGATCCAATGGCGAATAAACCCGATGCAATCCCTACAATGTAGCTTATTGCTGAGTAAGAAATTAATGCAGATATTCCCCCCAATACAACGGAAAGTACACCTAAAGGATGCTGATTTTGTTCCATTAGTTAGCTAATTGTTCTAAGTATGCTTGCTCGTAATCTGCATCAATTGACGCACCGAATGAATGAATCCCTACCGGTGTACACCATATTTTGTAAGCAGAAAATGAAGATAATTCATCATTCTTCCAAAGAATGTCAACTGAATATTTATCAGATAAAACCGCTGGAGTTGTTACGTTCATATCCTCATCCAATACTGCAGGAGTAATCAGAATATGACCAATTTCCACAACTGATTCTACAATTTCATGATTGTAAACCAAATTATTGTCTTCACCTAATGTATGACTTACTTGTAAATCTGCTTGTAATTCTGCCCATTTAGATGGTACGAACTCATATTTCCGGAACTTCATGTTATATCGTCGTTAAAGTTACTAATTCTTGATTTGTCAATTTTGTCTTCCAATGAGCAAAAGAATTTAATTTAAATTCGCCAAATTCATCTGTTCCATTATATGATAATAATGATGTAATTTTATCGGAATCATAAGGAGTTCCAGTTGTTGATATTGCAACCTGAACACCATTAACATATAAAACGTGATTTAAAGGAGAAAATCCTAAAGCTACTTTATATGTTGTACTTGGTAATAAAGTATTTGAAGAAACCATACTACCCCAAGAAGGACTTGTAACAATTCTATTATTTTGATTAACATGCATATATTCTTGCTGAGATGTAGCAGATAAATAATATGCAAATTGCTTATAAATTGCAGTCGTTAAAGTAGGATTAGTAGTAATATTAAATAATATTGTTCCACTTGTTCCTCCAATTAATGAATTTATACTTGTTTTTGAACAATTATCTCCATTTCTTGTTACGCTTGCCGTAGTCGTAGGAATGTATGATGTTGCGTAGGCACCGGCTTCTAATTGCATTCCATAGATTAAGCAATCAATTGTAGAGTCTCGCCAAAATTCATTAGTAATTGATGTACATCCTACTGGTGTTGTAAATGTTCTTGTTACTCTAACCCAAGTATTTAAAGTTAATGTGCTAAATAAATTGTCTTGAAAAATAAAATTACCAGCACTAAGATTGTAAACACCTAATGAAGCAGATGTGCCACCTAAACGCTTACAATAAAATGAAACTGTATAAGTAGTTGATGCCGTTACTGATATAGTTTTTTGTAATGCCCCAACCGTAGTTTGTTGAAATCTTGAAGCATTGGTAGTTCCATCTGGACTTGCCGCATAATTTGCCGTAATTGTCGTTGAAGAATTCGTCCAACTTGCATCCGTGAAATTATTTGAATAAGGAGTTAAATTTGTCCGTTGTGGCTCAAGTAATAATTTAGGACAAGTACTATCGGTATAATCAAGTCTTGGCTTGTTAGCTAAAACACTTTCAATTAAACCACTTGAATTAACACGAGTTGCAGTATCTCCAGTCCGTGCAAATGTCATATCGCCCGTTCCATCGGAAGGAACAATCGAGTAAAGTTTTGATGCCTTATAGCCATTCGGAGTTACAACGAGACTGGCGGTATCTAATAAATTCATATCTTTTTAAGTTAAACTATTTACAAAATTAATTAAACAAACTTCCGCTTCCATTAGTCCACTATCCGCAACCACTCTCGCCTCAAAAGGAATTACTAACGCACCACCATTTGAAAGCTCTCCATTAAAACTATTGTATAAACAAGAATATGCTTCAAACGTTCCACTATCAGTCGTAACTCTTGTTTGAAAATTATTGACAAATGTAACAAGGTAGGCTTGACCGCCGATAATATCGGTTTCTCCTGAATAACTTGTCTCATAGACAATTCCCCAAGCAATATTATTATTTACATCGCCTTGCCCCCAACCGATTGAGTTATTACTTGACCCTTGCCCCCAACCTATGCTATTTGCCATTTTCTAACTTGTTTAAATAAACCTTTAATTTTTTAATGTTTTCATCCTTTGGCTTGTAAGTTCCCCTACAAGATCCAACCACCAAACTGACTTTCTTTATCTGGATAGACATCTGCGTTTGAATTAGTGTTATACTCCGGAAATAAACTATTATTAAAACTCATGTAATCGATGAACCGACGAGTGTAATTCTCAGC